CGTGCTCAACGCATCAGGCAACCATGAGCCGAGAATCATGATCGGCGCTAGGAACGGTTGGGACGCCATCTCGAACAACTTAGCGGGCGTATCGTCTACAAATGTCGCCGTCGCGCTGATGACAGGCTTCCAGGTTGACAACTCGGCGTTCAAGTTGTTCTTTGCCAGCGTGCCCCACTCAGTAAATAAGGCGCCTAGTTCGCCTGTCTCCTTGGCTAGTTCGGTGCGCGTCTGGTTGGCAAGTTCAGTACCAAACCCCTTGGCGCCACCCTTAGCAGCGGCGTCTAGCAGGCTTGTGATAATCGCTTGGTTTTCAGGCGAAATATTGGCTTTGATTTCAAGAGGCGGCAAACCCGGTCCGAGTTCCAACTTGGTTGCCGTCGCTGTAACAAAAACGCCTAGCCCTTCTTTTGGAAGTTCAATCGACGTAATTTTAGGCGTGATGGTGATCTTGAAGTCGGACCCACCCGCCGCCGCAATGCCTTGCAACGCCACCATCCAGGCCGGGGCGTTGGCGTTCAGCAGCGGCTGGATGGCGGCGTCGATGCGCTCCATTGCGCCCGCCGCGGCTTCGATTTGCTCACCAGTGAAGCTGCCTAATGTGGCGCTCCATTCCTCCAACCCCGCCTTGAATTCGGGTGCAGTGACGATGGCAGTCAGCGCCGCTAATGGCCCTGCCATCTGCTCGAAGACGCCGCTGAATAGTTCGCGGCCTACGATGTCTTGCACCTCTTGCAGCGTGGACAGCATCCCGGCAAAGCTGCCCGCCGACGCAGCACCGGCACCGGCATACAGCTTTTCAGTGTCGGCGATGATGGCGTTAATGGCGAAGTCGGCATCGAGAGCGCCGGATGTGATCTTCTTGTTTAACGCCTCGCCCGTCAGCCCGGTAGCATCCCGCAGGATGCGCATGGCATCGACGCCGGACTCGGTAAGCTGGTTGATTTCCTCAAGGCTGACCTTGCCCTTGGTGCGCATCTGGCCCAGCGCCCGGTTTACGCGCTCGATTGTCTCGCCACCGGCCCCCGTCGCCGTGGCAAAGTTGAGCATCGCGCCCGTCAGCCGTTGCGCTTCCTTGGTGTTGAAACCAAGCGCCATTGCCAGCCGGAACGCCTGCGCTACGTCGTCTTGCCTGAAGGGGGATTCAATGGCGAGCTTCTCGATCCAGCCCAACAACTCCTTGGATTGCGTCTTGGTCTGCGCCAACGCCTGCGTCATGGTCGTGGCAGATCCACTCAGTAGCGCTTGCTTGGCGGTCAGGGCATTGATGCTCTGGCCTAAGCGTTCGTAGGCGGCGTAGGACTGGAGGGCCCCTTGCGCCATCTTGAGCACGCCAAAGCCAGCCGCCGCGGTGAGGCCAGCAGCGGCTGCGCCGACGCCGATAATGGCCTTCTCCATCGTGGTGAAGCCGCCGGCCGCCGATGCGCCTGCCTTGCCCAAGCCTTCGATGCTGCGCTTGGCACTGGCAACGCCCGGCCCGGTTTTGTCCTCGGCTACTATGCCAACCTTTACCAGTTCATCGCCCACAGTGCCCGCCTTACCTGCTCAATGCGTTCCGCGCTTCGTTCATCTGCGCATCGCGCTTATTGCGCTCTGCCTGCCAGTGACGCTCTGCCGTCAGCCGCATCGCTATTTCCTCAACCAGGTCAGCGGGCGCCTCGCACAAGTCCCGCCAACTCCAACCGTATTCCTGCATCACTGCCAACAGTGGCCCGTAGCGGGTCGGCGTGGATACGTTCGCGCTGTCGTACATGATGCGCTCCTCGTATCCACGCCATATCAGTTTCCCGCCTCAGGCCCCGCGGTTGCCAGTGCCATCGCTTCCTCTGCCAGCTTGTTGCCGACTTCCCACGGCAGGCGTCCGACGTTCTCAGGTGTCGCCGCTTCGCCGTCAAAGTCCGGCCCCTGCCAACTGACGACGGCGCGCTTGAGCACTTCCATGCGCAGCCGCGGCCAGTCCAGTTGCAATGCCTCGCCAACGATGTGCGTTGCCTTGCTCTGCGCCTCGGCGTACTGCTCAAAGCTGATTTTGCGCAGCGTTACGCTGTTGCCGCCGTCCAGGTCAACCGCCTTGGTGGTTGGTGCAAAAAAGCTCATGCGTTACCCCTTACGGCAGTGTCGCCACGCTGTTGATCACGGTGCAACTCCAGAACAGTGCGTCGGCGCTGCTGTAGACTGCGTGGCCCGACAGTTGCACGGTCGTGTTGCCGTCGCTGTTGGTGTAGTCGCCTACACTGTCATAGACGCCGGCGAAGGACATTGAAAAGCTCTTGCTGCCGGAACCGCTGGCAATCAGCTTGAACAGGCGCACGCTGCGGTTGGTGAACGCTGTGCGCTCCGTGCTGACCATGCTGGCGGTGCTGTCCTTCTCGAGCTCCATCGTCACGGTGAACGTGATTTCCGGCTTAGTCCACTTGTAGGTGCTGTGGTACAGGTTGCCGTCACCCACGGGCAGCGGAATCAGCCCCGTCTTGACGCGTACCTGTGCGCCCATGAACACGCCCGCCTTCTGCGTGGTGCCCACCGTGCCGGCCGTGGCATCGATGTAGAGCAGCGTCTTGGGGATCAGCGCTTCCTCGACCGTGACAAGCGTGCTGAGGCTGGTCGGCGTGGTGGTGACGGGACGCCGGCCGAACCACGTAGCGCTCATCTTCCACGCCTCGCGCGCGTTGCCCTCGAAGGTGAACTCCTCGACCAAAGCGCCGTTCATTTCGAGCGCATCCACGTCGGCAAGGTTGTTGTACGTTTCGATGGTGTACGACTTCGGCGTCGGCACACTGTTGTCAGTGGGGTACGCATACACGCGCGTGTATGGCCCCGCGCCGCTGGGTGTCGCGGCCTTGACGCCTGCCTCCAGGATGTGCGGCACCTGCTCGAACGTCAGTTCGGTGGAGGGCATCGCCAGCCTGCCGATGTGCTTGGTGAAGTAGGTGCGTTCTGCCTGCACCAAAAGCCCCACGTTCTCGTCGACCGTGACGACTTCGGACGCATCCTCCACCATTGCGAACGGTGCGCGCAGCAGCGTTGTCGCCGCGACGCCGGTGCCGAATACCGTTTCCCGCCCTAAGGCGGTCTTGTTCATGGTAAATGGGCCGTACTGGCTAGCCATTTGTTACACCCTCCTGCGGCTGTGCCGCCTGTTTGCCCTTCGGCGCTTGCGCTGCCTGCGGCACAACCTCATACATCGGCGTGTGTGTCGCCGCTTCCTGCTCGACAATGAGCGCGCCGTACTGCGCCGCCTCTGCCGCGGTCAGGTCGCGGGCCGGCACGCCGTGAATGAACGCGCCCCCCAAGTATCTCAATGCGATGTCGCTCATTGCTCGATTACCTTTACTGTTACCTCAAAACGCATGCCGTAATGCGTGACGTTGTTGTACTGTAGTCCTAGCGCCCGATAGGTGATGGGCCATCTGATGTGCGTGACGTTGCCACCTAGCAACTGGTCGGCCTTGAGCGCCGCGAACACCCGGTCCGGCCATACCTTCGCCCCGTCTACCGCCTGCGCCGTGATGTTGGGCGCCTGGTAGATTTCGATGGCCATGGTGTGGAACGCAATGCCGCCCGCGCCGCTGTCGCTCATCTCGCCATTGCCGGCCACCACAAACGCACAAGGGAACTCGCTGAGACTGGCCGGCGGGTCAGTGTAGACGCGCGTCAAGCCCGTCATGCCCTCCACAGCCGCACGCAGCCCGTCGATTGCCGCCGCCAGTGTCATAGCAGGCGCGCCCCCACGCGGAACGGCGCCAGCAGCGCTACAACCTGCTTGGGCATCTTCTCGCTGTACATCATCTGCCCGATTTCGACGTTGTTGGCGGCGTCCTGCAGCCCTGCCTGATACCGCTTGTACATCCACGCTGCCAGCATAATCGTTGCTTCTTTGACGGGCGTGGGTGGCGTGATGCTCCAGCCCCATTTGCCGGTCACGGTGTAGAGCCCATCCTGCACCCACTGCCAACCGGGTCCGGTTGACAGCATCCTGATAGTCCAGTAGTGCCCGCTGTTGAGCGGATAGAGCCGCACCGTCGCCGTGTTGATGGCGCTGCCGTCGCCGTTGGTGAGGCTGGTCAGCGACACTAATGGCGCGTCCAGATGCAGCGCACCATCGCAGAGGTCGCCTATGTCGTAGCGGCGCGTACTGTCAGCCGCTACCGCAAAGCCGCTGCTTGGCACGGCACAATGCGCGTCTACCCATGCGCTCGCCGATGCAGCCAGCGTGGTCAGCCAGCCGTCATCCTGTGTGCCGGCGATGTTGAGCGCCGTGGCAATGTCGTTGGGCGTACAGTAGGCGGTCATAGCGTGCCCCCTGCTGCCTTGCGCTTGGATGGGGACCCCGAGGGCTTAGGCAATGCGGGTGTGATTGTTGGCGGTGCAGGCTCGGCAAACGCCACTGCCCACCCCTGCTCAATCAGGGCTTGCGCCGTTGCCGCGTCGAACTCTGCCACGGTGCCCGCGGTGTAGTAGTTCTCCTTGGTAAGCTTGCCCCGAAAGTCAACCAAAAAACACACCCGCATTGCCATGTCTCCTTACGCGAACGTGACGCCCGTGATGGCGAACGTATACCACTCGCCCTCATAGGCCACCACGCCGAACCCGTTGCCGATGGCCGCGCCGAACGTGCCAACGTCCTTGGCAGCATCGCCGGCATTGAAGCCGATGGTCGCTGCCGTGACGGTGTGCGCGGCGGCCGTGGTGCTGATAATCAAAATCTTGGTGCCGTTCTGCGCCGTCGTCGGCGTGCCAAGGGTGAGCGTCGCCGCCGTGCCCTTGGTAATCAGCACGGTGCCGCTTTGGATGGCGATAGCGCCGTCTGCACTGGCAACGGTCACGTAATCCGGTGCCGTCGCCAGGTCCGCTTGTGTTGATACCCCTGCCTTGAGGTTGTATAGCTGTGGCATGTCGTATCTCCTTCGGTTAGGGGGTAGGTGTTACCCCACCCCCCGTTACCTTGCACTAGGCCAGGGTTACGCCATAGCTGATTGCGCTGGCTTCGTTGTCGCGGTTGATCATGCCGACGCGCATGTTCACGACGATGGTGGTCGCGTCTGCCTGCGGCTCACGCTGAATCTCGAAGTTCATCATGCGCTTGTAGCCAAACCGCCACTGGTCCCACCGTACCGCCAGAATGCTGCCGGTCGTGTTGTTGCTGGCAGTGTCCAGGTCGCACTTGCCGGCGGTGTTGGCTTTCAACCCGTAGGTGGCGTCCTGGTTCGCACGGTGCATGTTCGGGCTGGCGATAACCTCGCGGCCCCAAATGCGCGTAAGCTGCCCGTTCTCGACGGTCGCCTGCGAGTTGACATCGGTGGTCTTGAGTTCGGCCAGCGACAAGCTTGCCCAGTTGGTGTGCATGTCGGTGATGAAGCTCACGGCGTTGCGGTCGGCGGCGTTGCGCCCACCCAGGCCCATCAGCTTGAGCGTCTCGAGATAGTCCTCGACCGCCAGGGTGCCGGCGCTGCGACTGTTGGCGGTGTTGGTCACCAGGGCCAGCTTGCGGAAGCCGTTGAGCACCAGGAATACATCAGTGGCTGCAGGCGTGCCCGCGATGTCGTTGATGTTGGTGGTCGCCGTGGCCGTGGTGTCGCCGTCGATAACGAGGTGCTCCAGAATCTCAGCGGCCTCGTTGGTCAGGTCGCGGCGCAATTCCTGCACCCAAGGAATGAACGAATCTTCGTCCAGTTCACCCGCCCAATTCACCATCGCGCCCAACTTGGACACGGTAAGCGTCTGCTGTCCCGTGTTCAGCTTGCTGCTGGTGTAGGTGGCGGAGATACGGCCAGGATTGGCATCCTGCGCCGTCGCCTGCGCGACCTTATAGAATGTGGGCGAGGTGCCCAGCAGCGGAATCACGACGGATTCACTGCCCTGCGGCACCGGCACGGTCGGGATGCGCCCGACAACCGGCGTAGCCAAGCGAATCTTGTCCCACAGCTGCGTGCTGTAGGTCACGCCAATCCACTCGTCGCCGTAGCTGCTGTAGGTGCTGTAGTTCAGCTCGTTCGCCTTGACGGCCTTGCCACCGTGCACGCGGCCCTGCGTCGACTTGAGCGCCGACTTAGCCGCGCCGTATTCAGGCGCGTTGCCCTCGGCACTGTCACCCAAGCGCGTAGTCAGCGCCTGCAGCAGCTCCAACGACGGACCGTCGGTCTTGCCTGACATCTTGGTTGCCTTGCCGAGTGCAGCTAGCACTGCCAGGTCGGCAATCTCCAGGTTGTCAAACTTGGCGATAGCGCCAAACTCGGCAACGTGCGGGGCCCCGTTCATGCCGCCGGGGATGCGCTGCGCGGCGGCGGCTTCCGACTTAGCGGCATCCACCTGCGCCTGCATGTCAGCCTTAGCCGCGTTCACGGCGGCATCGATGCGGGCCTGTTCCTCAGCCTTGGCCTTAGCCGCAGCCTCAGCCTGTTCGCGGTCAGCCTTAATCGCCTTGGCGATGGCCTCCTGCATTTCCTGCTCAGTCATGTCTCTACCCTCCATCGGGTGATTGTCTGTTACTGTTTGCGCTTGGGGAGTGTCATCAGCCTTCGCCGCGGGCGCACTTTGCTCGTCGCCTATTGCCCCCGCCTCTGGTTGTGCTGCGTCCTCGCCCTCTATGTCGTCTGGTAGGACTAAGCCTGCCAGGTCATATACCGCCTTCATCACGGGTCGCGCCACGGCGTACTGATTCGCCGGCTGCCGTCCACCTACCGCGTCAAAAATGCTCAATTCCGCTACCGGCCATTGCGTGATGTGCCCGTCTTTTGCCACGCGCCGCAGATGGTCGATACTGCCGCTGCTGGCTTTGGCGATGCCCTTCTTTGCTGCGTCCCACACCCGCTGCGCATAGGCGTTCGCCTTGTCCAGCACGACGCGGAACCACACGCCCTCGGGTTTGAGGGTGTAGCCGGTCGTCTTGCCGATGAACTGCGGTTCGCCTGCCGGTCGCCCCGTGTTGGGGTCGAAGCCATGGTAGTAGACCGCGGGGATCGTGCCGTAGTGCTCCAGGTAGAGCTTTGTTGCCGGGCTAAAATACTCCCCGTCTACATCCTTGCCGTTGTTGGGCCCGCCATAGGGGACACCCAGCACGTCCAGTTCCCAGGTGTCGGTGTCGCTCTTGATGGCAATTACGTTGCAATCCATGTTCACCCTCCACTCGGCCCGCTGGCCAGTGCAGCCCGAATTGCGTTGCGAAACCGGCGGCCTATCTCGTCGCGCTTCTGCTGCACCGCGCCGTAGTCCGTTAGCCAGTTGCCGCGATGGATCCGCGCCTGACTGTGCTGCTCTTGCACCCACTTGGCGGCCTTGTAGTTCGTACCCACCTCGCCGCGCAAGCCGCTGCCGGTCGTGGTTATCTTCCACGTCCACGATTGCCCCAACTTGCCGGTACGCACATAGGGCACCGTGATAAGCCCCTGCTTGAGCGCCCAAAAGAAGTAGCGGCGCTGGCGGGCAGTCTTGAATTGCACCTTACCCGTAGACGGTGACGGGTAATCGGTCAGCGCGTCTTGCAGGCTCAGTAGGCTTGCCTCCATTGGGGGGCGCAGTACCTGCTGCATGTGCGCCGTGCCAAAGCGGTCAAACGCATTGTTCAGCGATGACTGGTCGAGGATGATGCCGTAGGTGATCACAAGCCACCCCGCGCTTGTCGCTGTGTATCTTCCACGGTAAGCACTTGAGCCGAAATTCTGCACCGGCACCCCGGATGGCTTGGTGGAATCTCGAAGGTTCGCTTCATCTTGTCGCGTATTTCTGCTGGCAACTCGTCGTAAAAGCGCCCGCCTTCGATGCTGACAATCTTGCCGTCCAGTTCCTGGCAAATAGGACAAACCCGCTCGCCATCGTTTACCGTTTTCCACACCATCCCGGTTACGACGCCGCTTTCCTTGTAGCCGTGCCGGTTGCCTTCCGCCGCCGCGCGCGTCGTCTCAGTCTGCGCGATGAGCTTGGCGCGCTTCTTCGAGAATGCCGGCTGCAGGTCGTCAATCAGCGCCGATAGCGGCTCACCATTGCCGTACCAACGCTCCACCGCCTGCTGTACCGCCTGCTTTGTCGTGTCGTTGATGCCTGCTATCAGTTCGCCCGCGTACCGCTTTGCCCACTCCTGCGCCCGCGTGTTGACCAACGTGTAGTCAAACCCGATGCCGATGCGCGCCAGTTCGTCTAGCGCCATGTTGACGCCGGCGCCGGCCGCGTCATACAGTGTGCGGGCGATGGCGTCCACGGCGGGTTGCTGCTCAATGAGCCGGGCGTTGATGTAGCTCATAAGTTCGTTAAGCTCCATCGTTTCAGCGTTGGGCGGGAGCAGGTTCTTCCACTGGTCGCGAAATGCCCGCAAAATTGACGCCTCACCGCGCCGTTCCAGTTCGGTGATGATGCGCTCGGCGGCGTCATCGTCGCCGGGGTCGAGCTGTAGCACCATCGCCTTGACTGCGGCCCATTCATGGGTAAGCTCCCCAGTCGTCCAGGTGAAAGGGGGCTGTACCGTGTCTGCCTCCCAATACATCGTCATGCCTTCCGCCACGCTCATCACATCAGCCGCGGTCAGGTGCACGCGCCGGAATTTGAGCGGGTCGGCCTTGTCGCCGCGGTTCTTGAGCCAACGGCGCAGCGCCTTTACTTCTTGCTGCCGCCCCGTTTCCCCTTGCCGCCCGCCTTGGGCTTGCATTTGCCCCATGTCGCCATGTGGTGTGTCCTCCTGTGCATCCTCGCTATCGTCGCCTGGTTCGCCTTGGTCAGCAGCGTCTTCGGTATCGGCGGCCGGCGGCATCTGCCCTGACTGCCCCATGATGATAGGTGCGGGCGGCGGTTCCGGGTCGGGGTCAGCCGGCGTCAAGCCCTTGCCAATTTCCGGCACAAGCAAATTGCCGCGGTCGTCGCCCAACGGTTCATCCTGGTAGTAGCGTGCCCGCACTTCGTCGACCGTGTGGGTCTGCGAATAGGCGGCAATTTCCGACAGCTCCATTTGCTTATCGGTGACGCGGATGTCGTCAAACTCGCCCACCAGGTCGGTGCCGTACATAGGCAGCAGGTCGTTGGTGATCTTCTCAGCGATGCGCACCAGATGGGGCCACACGCCGTATTCGATGAACGTGCGCTTGCCGCTGACGCTGTTGGCTTCGGTGGCATTCACCGCCAGCATGGAGGACAGTCCGGGCGCGTAGATGGCGAAGATTTCTTCCTTGGTAAAGGTGCGCCCCTCCAGAAACTGCATATCACCCTGCGACATGGCGGTGGTAATCCACTGCACGCCATCGCCTACGCCGCGCATCATCATCACCGAGCGCTTGGTGCCGCCGTACTCTTCCTTGACATCGCGCTTCATCTTGTCCCATTCGGGGTCCTGGATGGGGTCGCGGAACGCCAGCACACCCGGCATTTTGGCGTTGTTCTTGTCGAAAAAATTCGTGTTCCATTTCTGCGCGGCCATGTCGCCCGTCGCCACGACGGCAAGGGCTTCGATAGGCGACAGGCCGACAAACGAGTTGAGCGGGTGAAAGCGCCGGAAGTGCACCACCTCGCCAAGTTCCAGCGGAATAGGGTCACCGTGCCCTGTATCGTACAGATACCCGCGCAGGAACATGCGCCCGTCCGGCACGGGGCTCACCTTGTGCGGCGGCAGCAGCCACAGCTCGGCGACCGTGTTGCCGACCTTGTTCAGCCACCAGTAGGCGTTGCCGGTGAGGGCGTAATAGGCAAGTGTGCCCTCTAAGAACTCGGCACGGCTGTTGAGCGGGTTGGGGCGGCGCAGCAGCAGTTCGAAGGGGTGGTTGGGGATGTCATTGGTTTCTTCGCCGTCCAGGGCAAGAACGTTGAAGGCGGTAGTGGCGCCGACTTCGGCGATTTTAGAGACGGCGATTTGTACCCACGACAGGCGCTGGTACAGCTCTAACTGTGCCTCTGGCAGGCTGCGATCGGGGATGGTGTACTGTTCGGCAATGGCATCGGCGCGCAAGAAGGCGGGTGCTTCAGTGAGGGGCACGGCCTTGGCGGGGGTGCGTGGAATGAGAGTATAGGGGTCCTGCGGCACATAGCCTAGACGTTTAATTAGTCCGTCAAAGAGTCCCATTCGTTGCCCGCCCCGCCCCGCCCGTTAACCGCCAAAAGCCACTAGGAACAGCGTAGCAACTTCCGAACACCTTTTCTATTGCAAAGGTTTGCAGTATTTGGGGCGAACTTGTCAGGCGCACGTAAGCGAAACGGTGCTATGATGTAAGAAAACCGCCACCTCGAAGGGAGTCCCCCATGCGTATCGTCAAGACTATCGGCATTGCAGCGCTTGTGCTGCTAGGCGTCGTGTTTGCGTCCAACTTCATGCGCGGGTTCACGGCCGCACCCGCACCCGCACCCAAGGCGCCGGTGTTGTCTTCGCTGTCGCTGCTCGATTTGAAGGCGTCGGCGGTGGATGTAGCCTACGATGACCTCGCCCGCAACACTGAACAGCACACGGGCGCAAATATCAACATGGCGGGCAGAGTCGTACAGGTGATGGAGGATGGCGACGAGGCGGCGCTGCGCGTGCTGGTGGACGGCGATGCCAACCAGGCGGTGTACGTCAAGTATCCCGGCTACAGCAAAGCGCGGGTACTGACTGATGACATGGTGCAGATGATCGCACAGGTTGACGGGCGGGTGACGTATGAGACGGTGCTGGGCAGCGAGGTCACGGTGCCGGCGCTGACGGCGCTGTGGTTGAAGGTGGGGAAGTAGTCACTCCTGCCTTAGTACCCCCGCCGCTTTAATCGCCATCTGCATCGTGTTGGCGCTGCCCGTCTTCTGGCGAGCCGCCGCCGCGTGCTTGGTAACGGTAGTGTATTCGATGCACAGCCGGCGGGCAATCTCCGTCTGCGGCAAGCCCTGTGCCAACAGTTCGACCACCTCGCGCTCCCTGCTAGTCAACACGTCCATAAAATCCACCGTCCCCTCGCCTTACCCTGCCAACCCTACGCACATTGCAAGCCGCCGCCTATGACTTAAAACAAGTCATCCGTTACGCCCCGTCAGAGTGCCCATTGTCCACATCCTGTCCAACGTTGCGCCCCTGTTTTGCGCCTGCCAGCCGCCGGAATCGCGTTACGCTGCCGTCAGACTACGGTAAGACGCGCGGCGGGTGGTAAGGTGCCTACACAAAGTCCACGTAACTGCTCACGTAATGCGCCGCCTGCCACAACATCAGCGCGCGGCTTATTACCGTGTCATCATGTGCCCCACTCGGCGCGCTGTAGCTGCTGCGTCCCGTCGTCGCGCTCACCGTGCGCTCGTATGCCTCTAACTCGGCAGTCCACACCGGGTCAGCCTGCCATGACCACTCCGCGCGCTCGAACGCAAGCGCCATGTTCTCGATAAGCGGCGGCTTGGTCTGCGCCGTGGTGGTGAAGCCGATAACGGGTAGCCCCATGCGTTGCAGCATCTCATGCACGGGCGCGCCGATGCTGTTGAGTTCGGTTAGTATCGCTTCCGGCTTCCAACGCTCGGCTAGTGCCTGTAGCCTGCCGACCTGCACATGGTAGTCAACCTGGTTAAAGCGGTCGCGCGCCACCTCGCACCGGCACGTAGAGCAGCCGACAGAGAACGACGTGTAGTCTGCTTCCCTTGCCCAATCAGCGCCGCAAACGATTGTGTGCCCCTTGTGCTGTTCCGGCGTGGCGTCTAGTGGGGCTGTGAGACACGCGGTGACATTGCGATAGACCGAACCACCATTATCGAGGAACGCCGCCTCTATCTCCTGCCTGTATACCGATTCCGGCATCGTGTCGCGCATGGCGTCTATTTCGCTTTGCGCCAAGCGGGGGTTGACACTACTCGGCATCTGCCATGCCTGCCAATCAGCATGATCGCCGTCATGTCCCCATTGCCACATCTGCCAAAAGCCGTTGCGCCCTTTCGGTGTACTGAGGAACCACGCGTCGCCGTTGTAGTCTGCCAAGGTGGGGCGGATAGCGTACTGCCAAATGTCCATTAGGTTAGGCACCATCGCCGCCTCGTCAACCACCACACGCCGATACTTGCGCCCGCGTGCCACGTCGGGATTGTCAAGGCTCCAAAATTCCAACATGCCGCCTGTGACGAACTCAATGCGTCGTTCCTGCACGCTGCGCCGCGCCGTGATAGGGGCGAACGTGCGTACAGCCTCGCGCCATGTCTCAATAAGCATCTTGTACGTTGGCGAGAACCACGCCACGGGGAACAGCATTACAGCGGGGTCGGCGCAACGGTTCAACCCCAAGACAGACTTACCCGCACGTCTGCCTACGCAAACGACATTAAACCGTTTAGACGCCCGTATAATGTCGCTCTGCCACGGTAGCGGGCGAGGTAACGAAATCTTCGTCGTCAACATATTCGACAAGGATTCGCTGCTTGGTGTTTTGGGTCGGTTCGCCGCGTAGTAATTGCCGCTTGTCAACTAGAATCCCAATCCCTGTCATCAGGTCGCGATAACTCGCCTCGCTCCGAACTTCCTTTGCCGCCTCAAAAGCCGCCGCTATTTCGCTATCCAACAGGTCACCCAACTCAATTCTGTTTTTGGTAACCAAGTCGTTAGGGGCGGGATTTTGCGCCCCTGTAGCCCATCGTTTTAGGGTCGGAATCGGTACGCCCAAGTGTTTTGACACATGCGACAGTGCCCCCTTTCTATCGGGGTAGCCTGCCGCCTCAAGCATGACAACGGCAGACGCCCGAAATTTGTCGTCATACCGTGGGCGTTGCGCCACTCGTCACCGCCTGTACCGACACACCCGCAAAAAGTTCCGCAAAATCAAATTGAAACGACTTGTCTTCTTTGCCCCTAAGCAAAGCCAATAACTCTCGCGCATCATATGATAATGGCTGCACGTCCGTGCTTAATACTATCTCGCCAGAGTGAACCATGCGGTGACAGTTCGAGCACAACGGCACACACTTAACCGCCTCCGACAATAGGCGCTGCACGTTGCGTATGTACACCGTATCAGGATTACAAATCCTCGTTACCAACGTCGCTATCAGCATATCCTTGTCGCCCAAATGGTGCATGTCAATAGCGTATATACTCTTGTCAAATCCGCACACACTGCAACGGGGTGCTATGTACCTCCACACAACAACGCGCCGTGCGGCAATCTCAGAAGCCCGCGCCCTGCCGCGCTCGCGCAACTGCGAACGCCTGCAATCGTCACAATACGAATTAACGATGTTTTTCTCTACGTGTTGCCTTTTGTTGTTTTGAAAAAAATCGTTACGGCGAACTCTGCGACAAGCCACACACTGATAATGCGTTTTCGTCTGGTTCCTGTTTGACTTACCGCTGCCCACGTGTTTGACAAATTCAACCGAGGGCTTTAATTCCTCAGGTAGCAAAACCAAATCAGTATCGCCATAAACACGACGTTGCGATACCAATGGAGCGTCGAAATTAAACGCATACGCGGGGTGTAGGCGCTCAAATTCAAACACAGTCATCTGACTATTCAACGCCACTCGTCACCGCCTCCACATCCTCGCTGCGCACGAACACCTGCAACGCGCCATGCTCCAACGCCGCGCGTGCGTCGTCTGCCGCCATCACCTTGTCAGCGCGGCACCGTCCCCGCTGCGTGCGCCCGTTCGCCCAAATGGAGACAACGCCATCAACGTACTCGCGGGGCGCGCTTTGTGCTGCCACCCGCGTGACGGTCGCCGTGTCGCTGCGTGCGAACCACGTCGGCGCGGTCGGCGCGTTGTCGAACAGTGCCCCATGTGGCGCGGGTGCGTTGGCGTAGTCGGTCATTCCTCAGCCTCGCTGTGGTCGCGGATGTACGCCTCAAGCGCCGTAATGGTGCGCGCCTGTTCCTCAATCAGCACGTCAAACTGTAGCCGCAACGCTTGCAACGCATCCACAAGCCGCACCAACTCAGCGCGCACCTTGTCGTCAGCCGTGCGGAAATCAGCGGCATAGCGGGGGTCACGGAATGGCACGGTGCGCAGGTTGCGCGCGTCGATGGCGTGGGCGTCGGGGTCCATGGCGTCGAACTGTGCCCCGAACTGCGCGCGAATGTTGGCGAACGCTTCCGTGGGCTTCGGCTTCGGCGCGTCGGGGTTGTGGCGTAGCACCCAGTCATCAACCACGCTATAGCCGCGTGTGGGTAGTTCGTCGGGGTCGTGGCGTAGGTCGTGGTCCACTACCGCACCCCCTGCGCCCTGAGCACGTTGACGACGACTACCGGCAACACCAACAGCCCGACACAGGCGACTAGCAGGCGGGTCATGCTTTCACCGCCAGTTTGCCAAGCAGCGCATCACCAACGAGCAGCACGCCCAGAATGAGCACCGCCCACTGCGTGACATTGCCCATGCCCTCCGGTAGCGTCTTGTCGTTCCACGCCAGCAGGAAGCCCGCCACAAGCGCCAACGCGCCGAGTACCGCCACGAACACCGCCGCCCAAAACATGAGGCTCATGTAAGCGGGGTGTGTCGCCTTGTCCTCTAGCACCGTCTGGTTGATGCTGGCAGGCTGCACCGTCGCCGCTACCGTGTTGCCGTAGTCGTCAGTCATCGCGCCTCCTTACTGGTGCGTCCATTGCGTCCAGCCAACGTTTTTGCCCTTACCGCCGCCCGTGGTGGGGTAGTCCGTGCCGCAAATCTTATTAATCAGCCACGGCTGCCACTGGTCGTCACCCTCAGCCGCCCAACCGATGCGATACAGCGCCGCCGCCACACGGCACTCTGCGCGGTCGCTCCACTGGTCGGCAGGATACCCCGCCCGCATCAGCATCCACGTTGACGCCAACGCGCCCTGGTTGCCTTCCCACGCGTAATCTGTCGCCTTCGGGGGCCACGTAAACGAACCCGCCCGCCGCATTTCTTCCGGCTGCAAACCGCCAACGTCATGCCCGCCGATGTCGCTGCCTTGGGGATTGACGCCAACCGGTGCGCTTGGGTTCGCCTGCCACCACAAGTCGCCGTAATCAAAACCGGCATACGCGTTGCGGTCGCCCATCCAGCCCCGCACAATCTTAGCGGCTCTGTCCAGGTCGGCGCGGTCGCCAAGGTAGAGGTCAATCGCAATCCGTGACGCCGTGCAGTGCGTGCCCCAATTGTTCGGGCGTATGTCTGAGCAAGCGCGCAGGCTGTCGGGTCCGCTGCTTGTGGGGTAGTCTAGCCACTTGGCAATCTTAGCGCGAAACAGGCTGTCTAGTGCCGGGTCGCGTTGCGGCAAGCCGATGATGTCAGCCGCCAGAACGTAGCCAATCATTTCGCGCCCGTAGGCGAGTGCCCTGCCGCCACTCTCGTAATTGCCCGTTGCCAGTGCCCGCAGCGCCGTCGTCACCTTGTCGCAGTACGCCTGCACTTTCGTGCGGGCACACATCAGCGCCGCCGCCTTAATGCCCGTCGAATGGTTGCTGTCCTGGTTACTCACCGAAGGAGCGCCGCTGACAGAATCAGCCGCCGCCTTGACTTCGGCGTACCCCGCGCCCTCGGTAGGTAGGGCGTCAATCTCCGCTTGCGAAATCCAAATACCCGCCCGCGCCGCGCTTGGCGTAGAGGGTGCCGCGGTGACTGTAGGAAGCACGCTAGGCGTTGCAGTGGGCGGTACAGGTGTCACCGTAGCCGGGGGGCGTACTGCCGTCGCTGTGGGTACGGGTGTAACGCTTGGCGCTACAGTGGGCGGGGTCGTGGGCTGCGTTGCAGGTGTCGCCGTGACGACTACGCACGCACTCGACACGATAATGCGCCCGTCGTCTACCGTGACAGTGCAGCCCGTCTGCGCTGAGGCGGGAGCCGCAACGAACAGAGTGAACAATACAGCCGCCATTACGCCCAACATGCGCTTAGTCACTTGCTCAGTCCCCTTTCGTGTGCGTTGTCGTGGCACACGCTGCAAAGTGTGATGGTATCCCTCAACTCGCCTTCCAGACTACCGCCACGGTGCTTGTAACTGCGATGGTGCACCTCTAGCCGTTCGCGGCTATTGCACACGCGGCACCGCTTGCCGTCTAGGTGTAGGCGCAGAAAGCGGATAAGCCGCCAGCGTGGGGATTGCAAATAGTGCTGATACTGCACTTGTGCTGCCGTCAGGGTTTGCGCCATGCGCTAATATTACACCCCCCGACTAAGTTTGTCTAGGGGTATTAAGCAAACGGTTAATCAGGCAGGCTAACAAAAAGCCGGAAGCAATCGCCCCCGGTTTGCGATATAGTCCTTCGTGTGCTATAATACTCCTGAGCAGAAATGCTTTATGGTTCGGTTTGGTCCGGTAAGGCCTGGTTCGGTTAGGTGTGGAACGGTTGGGCTGGGCACGGCTGGGTAAGGCAAAGGACGGGTTAACAACCCGTCCTTTTTTTTGTTGCCCGAACACAGCCCCTTAAGCTAAACGATAGAGGCACGGCAAACTGCACCGTGCCTCTCAAGTTTACGTCTGCGCGGGGCATCGTGTAAGAACCGGATAAACCACAGTGCCGCACCGAAAGGAATTTCGAGGGCTATGCCTGTGCCGCGGATGAATGACGCGACACTCCCCCGCCGGTTGCTGTTGGCAGTGCAGGCGCAGGCGAATTGCTCATGCTGATGAATCTGAATCCAGAAAGGCAAGCCCCCGAATTTCGGCGGCGCATATGTCGCGCCAGTCAGTCGAAAGCCAGTCCATGAAATGTTTAACCTGGTGCCCGTGGTAGTTCTGGAGTTCGACGTAATCGATATAGCGCAACATTGCCCGGTCCAGGTTGGCGCGCTGTCGTTTCAACTCGTCGCGCTCTGCCTCTACCGTAGCCATTGCCTTGTTAACCTGTCCTGCCTGCTCCGTCGCCTGCTCGAATGTCAGGTTCAAATCAGCAGCAAATGCGGCTAATGTCGGTCGTGCGGTCCCTGCTACCAATCCGAGATACCATCTAGCTCTCATACCCCCCCCTCACCGAACCTCGTACCAGTACGACACACGCTCAGGCAATCGCTGCCCGTCCAGCGTGCGCCAGTTCTCGCCGTCCCATGTGGCGGGTATCTGCCGCTGCACCCAATCGGCCCACACCTCAACCACGCGCCCCGGTGCGGGCTTGTCGGTGCGGGCAACGCGGGGGCGATAGGTTGGCACCGTCATGGTTGCTGCTCCCGCACCTTGCGCACCAACCGCGCGCCCGTGGGCACGTAGTACTCCCGCCCTGCGCCGTCGTGCACCAACTCCACGCCGTAACGCCGCGCCGTGTGGCACACGCACGTCTTGTCGTGGCACAGGTGCAGCGTGTGGGGCACCGCCCCGTTGCAGCGGCAGTCAGCGCCGCCCGTGCATTTGGCCGAACATTTGATGTACGCCATTACGCCGTTACCTCCCCATGCTCCCGCACCTTGCGCCCCTTGCCGAGTATCCACGACCACACCGCACCGCCGAGTACCTTGGCGGCAAACTGCCCCAACACAATCACCGGCAGCAGCGCACCGAAGGCAATCGTCGGGAACAGCACCGAATCCACCGCCGCGCTCAGGACGTTGGAGCCGTTGACGCGCTGCCACCATTCCCGATGGCGTAACAGGTGATAGGCCACGGTGTCTACCACGCTGGCCGCCGCAAACGCCACGAACGACGCCAAGGCAATCTGCGCCGCGTTCTGGTTCAGCAGCCACGAAAGGAGCGAACCCACCGCAATCAGCGCGCCCATTTTCCACACAAGCCCGTTACCGTGCCATGCGTCGTGGAGCTTGTCGCGCGCCGTCAAGTCAAGGCCCACGAAAAGCAGGGCATTAATCACCGTCACCCCCGGCCCCCACATGGCGACCGTCAAATTCGCCGCTACGATTGCCGCCAGGTACATCAGGACATATCCCATAATGGTATCGTTCCTTTCTTGGCGTTCGCCGCCGCCACACCGCCTAAAATCCGTTGAAAATTCCTTATGCTTGGCTCGATACTCAGCGTAGTTCCGTCTGCGCTGTCTGCCATCCAAAAATGTTCAGCTAGTCTAATGGCGCTATTTACTCGCCCCACGTGCACCCACACGCCGCGCCGCTTGGCTTCCAAAATGAACTGGTAAGCATCAGAGAACTTATGTTCATCCGTACCACCGACAAACAACACATCAAACGAATCCCACGGCACATCCTCCATGCGTAGCCCGTCCTGAGTGACAAACGCCACCGGATAGCCGTATGCCCGTATCACTGGCGCATATTTGTCGAACCGTGCCATCGTCGCCGCGGCATCGCCTACCACGTCAGGCACCACGGCAGCAATGCAAGTGCCCGCGTAGTCCTTCCACTTGTCGAGCGCAGCCAACCAAGTCGATTCGTTCCACTTGTCGGAAAATGCGCCATTATCCAAGAGCCACGGATAGCCCGCCCGTATTCCCTCAGCAACGCCGCCATTGTAAAGATTTTGGATATAACCAAATCGGGGGCGTTTGGCTTCTGGCAGGGAGTGCCATACGGGGGAAAGGTAAAGCACTATTTCGCGTCCTTGCGGGCGTCCGCAATCAAGCGCCGAATTGCCGCGGATACGTTCGCATCAATAGAGCGCAGGAACGCCAAGTCATCGCCAGATAACGTCACCGTCACCGGAGAAACACCACCGGGGGCAACCGGCTTGCGCCCTGCCCCCGGCTTACGTGGCTTCTTGCGCCAATCACCGCTGCTAGTCATAGCGGGTTGGCCTTGTCGTAGTCGTAATTTTCAAAAGCGCACTCTAAAATGCCACAATATCGGCGGTCATTGTTCGCCCGCACGCCGAATTTACGCCACGTTGCGTTTTCGCTCTCGGACAAAACGAGCCAGCTTTCACGTTCTGCCTTGACTTCGATATTGGCGACTTCCCACAAAAATTGTTCATCCATCTCTACATCTGCTTGCCGTTCCATTTTTGTCTCCCCGTTTTCTAATGGCGCCCTGTCTTGTTGTCTATTGTATCATATGAAATAGATACTGTCAAGCACCAAAATACGGGGGACAGGTACAACACTATGCCGCCACCTCCACCGGCACCACGCCGAGCGCGCGCCCTAACGCCACGTTGTCACTGACGGCAATGCAGGCATCTGGCGCGCCGTGCGTCAACGCGAACGCCGCTTCCTCCACCGCCATCACCAGGTAATCAGGTGACGGCTTGCTGTGCATCAGCAGCACAAGCGCCGTGCGCCCGTCCACATCGCGCAGCATCGCCGTGCATGTGGGAATTGTTTTGTATGCCTCTGTCACCTCGTCACCGCCTTTCGTGTTGCCTGCTCGAATCCTGCCAGGTGGAACGCCGCCGATTCCACCGCGCCCTGGTACGCGTCCTGCCACTCCTGCGCCTCGGTGCGCGCCTGCACTAGCGCCGCCTGCGTGCGCCTCAACTCCGCACAAGCGTGCGTCAAGTTCGCCGCCATCGTCGCCAACTGTGCCGCCATGTCGCTATGCGCCGCTTCCATGTCGCCGCACCGCTGCGGGTGCGTGCAGATTGCGATTGTCATGCCGTCACCTCCCTAGATGAAACAATAGCCCGTGCCGCATCACCTCTTTAGGATGTGTGATTGCGCATCTATATTTTTCCTTGTGCCATCCAGATCACCACCCACAACACAGCGATTATTAACAGCATGACAGGCAACCATTTAATTGATACACGCTTGCCTGTTTGCTGTGTTGGTTGCGGTAGCATGAACAGCGCCACTAAAATCAAAAAAAATAGTGCAAGTCCCATACCACCTCCTGCCCTTCCATTGTCACCACCACCCACCGCCCGCCGTGCGATACTCCGCAGTTCCCGCCGTCAAATCCACATGCACGTATGTCACGACTACCCCCGCCGTGTTAGCTAACGCCTGCACGCTTTCGCCGTTGTCATGCCAAATGGGGGCGTCCCGTTCTGCGTTTGCGGATTCGCGCAGGTCAGCCAAAGCAAACGCCCGATTCTGTTCCGGTGTGGCGTTAACGTACCCTTGCCGAATCTCGCGCCGCGTCAAGCCGCCGCGGGTTACAACGTCGTCTAGGTGCGATCTGCGTTGGCGTGTCGTCATGCTGCCCGCCGTCCCTGCCGCAACTGCCGCCCACGCCTAAGTGCAGCGTCTTGCGTGTCGAACGTGCCGACAATCTTGTAACCGCCTACCCCCGCCCCCTTCTGCCGATACTCAGATTCGGTTTCGACGTGATAGGCGTCCTGCTTTGCGCTGTAGAGCAATACCCACTTTTCGGCCATCGTTACACCTCCTGCGCTAAGTCTGTAAATCGTGCGTATTCCTTCCGAAATGCCAGCCGAACAAGCCCAACGTCACCGCGCTTGTTCTTTGCCACGTTCACCAGTGCCACGCCTTCGCGGTCCTTCTGGTCACAGTCAACCGATTCACCGCGCGCTATGTAGTGCTCAGGACGCATGATCAGCAATAGCTTGTCGGCTTCCGCTTCGCCTGCATACCGCACATCCGACGCCGTAGGCCACTTGTCCGCGCGGTTGTCTACGTCCTTGCGCAACTGCGAGAGCATGAAAAACGGAAAGCCCAACGTGCGCCCGATGCCCTTTGAACCCGTCGCGGACGCCTCCACCTTCTGCAAGTCATCATGTATCTTGGGATGCCGTATCAGTTCCATGTAGTCCATACCCGCCAACCGCACCGGCTTCTGAGCGTTCAACATGGCGCAGCGGTAATACATGGTGTCAATCGTTGGCCCCGACGTTTCATCGATGTAGATGGGCAGCGATTCGATATGCGCTATACCGTGCTCTACCAGGTCCCATTCGTCATCCGTCGCAACCCGGTTGAATATGCGCTTCTGGTCTACGAGTACCTTGGCGCAGGCAAGCGACGTGATGATTTTCTCTGCCGTGTCATCAGCCGAGAACATAACCACTTGCCCATCGTCGCCAGTATCGACAATGCGTTCTGCGACGTTGAGAAAAACTTGCTGCCAAAGCGACGTTTTACCCTGCGACGGACGCCCACCAAGCACAATCAAATCGCCCTGTTCCATACTGAACAGCCTGTCAAGTGCCTTGAATCCGGTGTGCAGCCCGCGTTTGTCGTTGCCTGCGCGCACGTCCTGCAATCGCTTGCGCACCCGCCCTACTACCTGGCTGACGTGTTCGACGTTCGTCGCCGCCTGTGCCGATACTGCCAACTTCGTCACCAGTTCAGCCGCTACCAGTTCGGCACGGGCGTCGTCTGCCTGTGCCGCCCGTGTCGCCTCTGCGCATTGCATCTGAATCTTGCGCAGCGCGGCGGCATTATTCACCTCGGCGGCGTACTGGTGGAGCACGTCAACCGATTCGGCCCCGATGCGCTGCTGTAGTTCGGTCAGCCAACCGAAGTTGAAATTTTGCGCCCGCAAGCCCGCCTCAAGCGCACCGGCTGACAACTGCTCAGACGGCGAACGCATCAGTCGACACATTTCGCTGTATGCCATTGCAGCAGGACCGGGCGCAATCATCCGCATAACGTCGGGGTCGAGGTGCGCCACAATCAGCGGCAAGGCATCCAACGTGAACCAAAGATTTCCCACCAGGTGGTCAGCGGCCACAGCCGCGCGGTTGTTATCCATTCGACAAGTCCCTTACCCCGTAACGAGTGGAGCCGCCGCCATTAGTGCCAGCAGGTAAAATGGAATCAACCTGCTTGCGTATCTTGCCGATTTCCGAACGTAACTGCTGCAAAGTCGGATATTGCCCCTTCTGCCCGCGCCAATCATTTTTGCGCCACCACCGCCAGAACTCGCGCAAGTCCTCGATTGTGTATTTGGCGTCTTGGAGCACGCCAGCAGTCTGCGCCACTTGCCCCGCCTGCTCTTTGGTAATGGTGCGACAATCCCAACCAACGCAAGCACAAACAGCGCCAAAGTATTCCTGCTGCGGCGTTAGTGCTTTGGGTTCCGGTGCAGGCTCAGAAGATAATGATGGTTCTAATGACGGTTCTATTGACGGTTCGGGTGAAATCCCTTTCACCCCTTTTCGACGCGATTTTTCACCCCCCCTGTGTGATTTTTTCACCCCCTGCGAAATCTTTTCAGGTGAAATGTTTTCACCCTCAGTAGGTGAAATGTTTTCACCCATACAGGTAATCCGGTACACGTTACAACCGCGCCTGCCTGCGTTCATCTCAATACTGATTTCGCCCGATTCCTCAAGCTTGCGCAGGAGGAATTGAGTGTTGCGAGGGGTCATGCGGATTTTTTCGGCTAGTGTATCGACACTTGGATATGCTTTGCCTGCGTCGTCTGCGTGGTCAGCGATAGCAAGCAGGAGTAGTAGGGCGCTGCCTTTTTGTGCAGACTTTGCCCATACTGCGGTCATAACCTTAATGCTCATCGTGGTTGCTCCTGAACGCGCAAGGTGCGCTGTTCATCGTGGCTTGAGACCCAGTTTGCTAACACGGGCGTAACCCGCATAGCATGAAACGATGAACAGCGCACCTTGCGCCGAACAGGTATGCAATTGTTTGCAGGCATAAAAAATACGCCTGTCGTGCTAGCAAACTTAAGGGTCTCAAGCTCTTGTTCGCTTGCACCCATCATAGCACACCCGCCCATAAAGTGCAACCCCTTCACCCAATATTCGCGGTCAACCAGGACACCGGCGCAGGAAAGCCCGTCACCAGTTCGCCCACATCTTTGACGCCATCCGGCAGTGTGACAATCTCCGCGCGGCGCATCGTGGCGTGAACCTTGGCGGCTCCCTCGCGCCCTGCCTTGTCGTTGTCGTAGAGGATGACTACTCGCTTGACGTGGGCAAAGAAGCGCACCCATTCCGGCTTCCATGTGCCAGCCCCGCCCGTAGTGGTAACGGCACGATAGCCCCACCGTTCTAGGAGCATGGCGTCAATCTCGCCTTCGCAGATGACAACCTGCTCTGCGTTCCAGAGCGTGTCAGCGTTGAAGATGCCGACGCGTGAGCCTGTGATACTCACGTACTTGGCGCTTATGCCGTCGTCTATGTCGGACTGGCGGCGCTTGACGCCAAACGGCACAAGTCGATACATGGCGGGGATGGTGTAGCGCTTGCCGTCCCACCCCAGAAAGAAGCGGTTAACCGTGGCATCGTCTAGCCC